CCACCGCCGGAAGGGTTGCCGAAGCCCGAACCCCGGAAAGGCAGCCTTTCGCCGTTATTTCTTGCCCAGAAATGTCCGGGGGCTTTCTGCCCGCTATCCGGGAAGAAGCCTGCTGCAATTAAGATTTTCGGAATACTTACACCCGATACCGCCGCCGTATCTTTAAACGGCGTGTTTGTGTCGTTACTGTCCGTTGTCTGCGTTGTCACTCCCGTATTGATACGCAATACTGCTGAACTTGCGCTGGTCCTGTCAATTTTCAGTGTCCCCGCCGTCCCCGGTTCAACCAGTGTTCCGTCCGGCATGATAGCTTTCCACTCCGTGCTGTCTGCGCCCATGCTGCAATCAGACTTCATAGAATTTCCGTAAGGTATAATCTGAATTTCACCGTTGACAAGCCTTGCGCCTGCTACCCATTCCCAACAATTCCCGCAAAGGTCAGCAATGCCCGCTGCGCTGTGGTCATGGTTCCATGTTACGGGTCCGCTTCCTGTCGCTGTCCTGCCGCCGCCGTGTGAACCGTCGATATATGTATTTACGCCCCGTTCCCACGCCTTTTCATAGCTTGCGTCCCAGTTCGTGTTGCCCCTCGGAATCGTGCCGTTTTTCTCGCTCCATAAGGACAGGGCAGCAAAAACGCCGTTCTGTAACAAGTGCCAGCCCTCGCCTTTATTCCTGCTGAACCGTAAAGCGTCGTCAAAATTCACATACGCTTTCGGGTCCTTCATAGGCAGGGAATAAGCCCTGTCATTTACAACACAATTCAGATACTTTGATACCCAAATCACATTCTTTTCTACCCCTTCAACCACCCACCACGGCAAAGTTTCCTGTGTGCCGCCCGTGATAACGTCGGAATACTTCATCTTCGGAACGCCAACCATAATAGACGGCTTTCCTAAATCATCAAGAATGACTTTGTTGTGTCCTCCAAAAGACGCAACCGCTAAAGATAAATCGTCAAAGTTTCCCATCTTTATACCTCCCATAAAATAATTGTGCAAAGTGTAACATCAAAGTCAATCGGAATCGGCACTTCCCGCGGCTCTCCGTTTTCGTCCACCCCGTCTTCAATCACATCATAGCGGCGGGCGGGAATGATAATTTGCGCTGCGTACTTCTGCGCCCTTCCTCCCGTCCCGATAACAACGCCGTTTTCGCTGTCAATACAAATGTCCAGCGACACTTCAAAATCTCTTTCCCGGCTTGCCAGATTCACGGAAAGTTCATCATCACCGAAAATAATTTTCTTGCCCTTCACTTCATACTGAATATGATTGCCGGGCATTTTTTCAACAACCTTGATTTTTGCCATCTTATCTTCCTCCTTCTTTTACAACTTCACGGGTCCTTGCGGCTATAACTTCCGCTGCTTCCCGCTGTTCTGGGGTTCCTCTCCCCTTTACTCCAAAAGATTGCAGCACATACGCTTCATGCTGCTTTCTTTCTTCGCTCCTGATAATCACATTTGCGCCCTTCATCAGTAGAAGCCCCCCTTCACAAACACTTTCAGCTTGACTTCCTTTGCGCTTCCTGTATGCGCAATCTTGAACCCGTTCGCCAGCTTCTCCGTTACTTCAATATCCCCGACGCAACCGCCGCTGTATTCCAGCACTTCCGCTGTCACGGTATAGTCTAAATGGTTTCTTTCCGTTTTCAGTGCAACGGTCTTCACGGAATCATTGAAGGGGTACTGCTGCCCGTTCGTCAGGGTCAGAAGAATTGTTTCCCCGGTTTCATCTGCCGCCCGCTGATTCATGTGAATTGTTTCCGTTGCCAGAAGTGCCGCAAGCTCCCCGGCGTTCGTTATGCCGTCTTCCATGTGGTTGAAGTTCGTTGCGCTCTGCGGGGTTCCCTGCTGCAATACCTCCCCTTCCACGGCTTCATGCGTGATTGTCCCGTCGTCGTTTTCAATCTCTCTGTAACGGTTTTCATACTTTGTAACATGGTCCTGCCACTGCTGCCATTCGTATGCCATCTTTATACCTCCTGTTCTACAAATCGGAAGACAAAACGGTATAACGCCCCTTCCTGCACATTAGAAAGCGTTATGTCCTCCGTTTTATCTGCCCACAACTGCTTATTTTTGTTGTAAAGCTGTACCCGTTGAATCGTCGCTTCCGTCCCCGCCTGCGGCGTAATGTTCAGATAAACCGCCACCCGCCCGTCTTTCAGGCGTTCCCGCCTGTGAATCGGGATTTTCTTTGCTTCCCCGTTCACCGTAACTTTTGCATACGCAATGTTATTGTCAAGAAAGCCTTTGAAGTCTTCTATTGCCTGTGGTGTCAGCATGGTTTTTCACCCCCTTTCAAAGTTTTCTGCGGCTCCCGCAAGGTTTATTTGTATGCTTGAATACCTCCGCTTTCACCGTGCTTTCAATCCCTCCGCTTCCGGCTCCTTCTCCCGTGTTCCTTTCTGGCACGGTCCCGGCAGCTTTTACGGTATATAAAAAGCCGTCTGCGGCTTCCTCTGCCGCAATCCCGGCTTCGGAATTGCTCATGACAACATTTCTTTCAGGTTTTGTTCCGGCAGCTTGCATGAAGAAGGGGAAGCCCTCTGCCTCCCCTTCTGCTTCTATGTCTGCGCCGCTTCCCTGAAATACCGTGTTTCTGTCCGGGGCGGTTCCTGCTGCCGGGGAAGAAAACACAAAACTTTCTTTTCCTGTCTGCGCTTCAATGCCCGTTCCTGCCTGCGCCCCTCTGTAGCTTCTCTGTGGCTCTTCTCCTGCCCTTATTCTCCCCGCAGGTGTATTTGTATGCCTGAAAGCGTTTGAAGCCGTTTCTACGTCAATCTGTGCGTCTGTTTGCCTGAATATCGTGTTTCTGTATGGATATGTCCCCGCCTGTGTCGGTAAAAAGATAAACCCCGCAGCGTCCGTCCCCACTACAATCATACTTCCTGCCTGTACGCCCCGCCTTATCCTCTGCGGGTATGTTCCCGCCAGCAGGCTTCCCGTTGCCGGGTTCTTGTACAGAAAAAAGTCTGTGTGTGTTTCTACCCTGATACCCACGCTTGCCTGATATACAACTTCGTCTAAATGTGAAGAAAGTCTTTTGTACATCATCACGGCATTTATAATTTCCTGAAAGCTGGCTGTCACCCTGTTTTCCGTCACGTCACACACAATATGAAAGTGATGGGGTTTCCCTTCGTACTGATACCATTCTTCAACTTCGCTTTGCGGGTACAGTGCGCCCAGTGCCTTTTCAACTGCGTATTTCGTCCCCATCTTCTTATGGACTTTTACGCTGCTTTTCAGAATGTCCCGTTTTACTTTCAGCGGAAAAGAATAGTCGTACCAGTCAACGTGCATATCATACGCCAGAATGTCAATCAACGCTTCCGGCAGTTCGTCTATTCGGGAATATATCAGCACATTTTCAATTTCCCCGCTGACCGTCAACGCTTCCTTTGTCACCGCTTCCGCAATCGCTTTTATTTTTGGGTCCTGTTTCAACGCCCCCGGCAGATAATCCGCAAAATTCACCGTGAATATATCCTGCCCGGCTTTTCTTATCCCTCTGGGACTAGGCATTTTCTACACCCCCATTCAATACAGTCATAGTGTTTCGCACAATCCTTGCAACGTGCGTTTCCTCTACAGCCTTAAATGTCGGCTTTCTTACCTCCACCCGCTTCACTCCTGCCGCCATGATTAACTGTATCAGGTATGACGGGTTTATGTCCCTTCCCATTTTCCCGGTCTGCCACTGTATGTACTCTTCAACTGCTGCCCTTGTGTCCCGTTCTATGATACTTGTGCTTGCCTGACTGTTTCGGTTTATGTAATAGGTCAGGTCTATTTCAAACGGGTCTTCCTCCGGCATTGATACTGTGACAATATCTGTCAGCGGGCGCACGTCGGAAGCGTTCAGGGCTGCTTCTATTTCCTCCAGAACCGCCTGCGTCGGCTGTTCTCCCCCTTGTAGCAATACCCTAATATCTACCACCCCCGCTTCCGGGCTTGTCGCCGCAACGTCAGCTATTGCCGTGCTGACCGTCTTTGTGTGATAGATATAGCCGTTTATCGGACCCGCTGTTGAAAAGCTCTCCATGCTCTCCCGCATACGCTCATAGTATGAAGCGTCGTCTTCTTCCCCTGCGCCGCCCTCTGTCTTTGTCACGTTTTCAGCTTTCAAATAATAGTCGTAAACGTCAACAATTTCTTTCACCTGCCCCGGCGCAAGGTCATTTCCTACAATGCCCGCTGTCTGACATTTTCCGTTTACTTCCCCGTATGTTTCCCCGGCTTTTATTTCAAGCTCTTCTGTGGTTTCAAATGTGATTTCCCCGTCAAATGTTATCCGTGTCCCCTGCGGGACAATTACGCTTTGATTCTGCGCCGCCGATATGTAGCAACGGAACTTTGCGACGGCAGGCGTGGCTGGCAATCGTTCAATATCCTTGAAAAGCTCTGCAAGGCTGTCTAAATACTCCCCTTTTGCATACCGGGGAACATTCTTTTTCGCCGTTTCGTTTATCAGGACCCTTTGTTGTACAATAATAGCGGCGCACCATGCAATAAAAAGACGCTCCGGGGAAGCCGGATAGACTTTGTATTTTTCCCGCTTTCCCTGCTTTACCAGCTCTTTGTTCACCAGCTCTTCATAAAGCGCAATCATATTGCTTTCAATCGTTTCTGTGTCCGTTTCCAGAAACTCAATGTCCGGGTATTCTCTTTCAGGTTTCTTCATCTTCCGTCTGCACCCCCTCTATCTCTATTATTGGTATCAGCTTCCCCGTGAAAGCATTTTCTTCAAAGGTTATATCCCCCAGAATCGCCCGTGGCTCATATTCTTCAATCTGGTCATATAATTGTCCCACCATGATATTTTTTACTACGGGCAGCGGTCTTCCTATCAACTGCCCCGGAAGCCCCAATGCCCGCAGCAAAGGGCAGGTATTTTCCCATGTATCTATTATGATTGCTACATTCTGCAATACTTCCTGATATTCATTTTTCGGGGATAGGTCAATATTTTTTAAAAGTGTTCCGTCACCTCTGATAATATCCATCTTTATCACCTTTTCGGGTACTCTTTCAGGGTCACTTTTATTTTTGCCGCCCACAAATTTCCTTTGTTGTCGAACCGCTGAAAGTCAACCGTCCCTTTCTGCATTACCCACTTGTAACTGCCGTATACCTTGCCGCCTATTACAAGCCGTTCTGCATATCCTTTCCGTACCATCTTCCGCAGCTTCTTTATTTCCTTCAAAGGGTTTACCCCTAGAAATACAGATAGCACCATAGAAAATGATATACTTTCAATGCCGGGTCCCATGTATTCTAACAGGTCAGCTTTTATGTGCCTGTCGTGCGTTGCATAGTCGGCGGAAAAATCCCAATTCATGCCGTCAAATGTTTTTACCGTATTTTCCGACACACTGAAAACAAGGTCCCCGAAACTCCCGATTTTTGCCATTACATCACCTTCCCTACAATGTACCCTTCCCCGTCGCCGTCTGGAATCATCAGGCACAAAACAAGGTCCCCTGTCTTCGGAATCCATTCTGTCAAATATGCTTCGTGAAAATGCCCTGCTTCCGTCTTTGTTTTGTTCCCCGTTTTTTCCTTTTCTCCCGGAACTATGATTCTGGGTCTAACTAATATGTGTAGTTCCCCGGACACAATGCCGCCTTTGTCCCCGAACTTCACACGGGCTTTCATGGTCCCGGCGTTCACGCTCTGCACGGTTCCTTTTCGTATTAAGTTTTTCAGTTCGTTCATATCTGCCATTAGTACCCCTCCAAAACCTGCTTTAAAGAAAGGTCTACCGTGTAGCCCCCTGTCAGGCTATGTTTTGCCTGCGTTACCTTATATTTTCTATCGAACTTCTGAAAGCCCTTTAATTTTACGGTCATTCCTGCTACAAATGAAACGTCGCCTACTACCTTCAAACTTGCTGTAAATTCCTGTGTATTCTTTTCCCGCAGACGTTTCTTTGCCAGTGTCTTTGCTTCCTCCGTGTTTCTGACTTTCTCGTTTATTTCCAGAACCTGCCCTGTCCCCGTGCTGCTGTCCGGCGTGTATGTATATTCAATGGTTTCTTTGCTGTCCGGGTCCGTATAGGAAACATGACAACTTGTGTACGCCGTATCTGTCAGGCTGGTTCCCAATTTGTAGGATATAATATTTTTATCCCCGTATTTAAAAGTCTTTGTTGCGGGTTTTGCGTCATACTCCGCAGCGTCATATATTACAATTTTCAGCGTTGTCACCTTCAACGCCATTCCTGCGGCGTGGCATAGCTCCTGTAAAAACTTAATATCCGACGTTTGCACCTGTTCTTTTCTCTTAAAAGTCGGATTGTCGCTTGCTTCATACATCAGGGAAAGCCCGCTGTCACCCGCTATTTGTTCCCCTATTGCCTTTAGCGTGATATTTTCCCACGCCCTTGACTTTTTCTCTATCCGCATTGTAGAAGTGTACGGAATAGACGTGCTTTTCACGGTTACTTTTGTGGGCGGTCCTGATACGTCTATGCCGTCTATTTCAAAAGTCCCGATATTCAAAGTTGCGTCTTTTCCTGTATCATTCCAATTCTTCTGGACAAGAACCGCCGTTACAAGTTTCGGTTTTGCCCCCTGCTTCACTTCCTCCACGGTTTCAACTGCCGTACTTTTTGCCGTGCCGCCTGTCGTTATCCTGAATACCTGCCCCGGATAAATCAAATTCGGATTCGGTATATTATTTTCTTGTGCTATTTGCGGGTATTTTGTCCCGCTCCCTAAATACTGTGAAGCAATCGCCCACAATGTGTCGCCCCGCTTCACAACATAATTTATTACCTCTTCTTTCTGAACCTCTTTTGCAACCTGCTTTGTCGTTTTTATGATTGTCGGCTTTACTTCCAGCCAGTCCCCCATCAGGTTCCGTTCCCGGTCTTCATACACAATTTGAAAATCATCTGTGCTGCCGTCTTCATTGTCTGTATAACTTGCGCTCACTAAATGCAACGCTATATTCTCTGGCACGTCTACATTTTCAAATTTCAGCTTTAGCACCACCCGCCGTGCAAGTCTTTTGTCGCTCATTAGATTAACAACCCCCTTTTCCACGGCGGCAGCTCCATACTCTGTTTTTCTTCCACCTCCGGGATAGTTAAAACTACCCCGGCAGGGAAGACAAACATTGCGGCATAGTCGGCATTAGCTTTTATCAATTTGTCCGTATGAAGAACGCTTCCCATCTGCGTGTACGCTATCTGGTCCCACATATCCCCGGATATTGTTGTATAAGTCTTATTCATGCCTTGACCGCCTTTCATCATCATTTCTTTTGTCCAGAAGGTCTTCTACCTCCTGCAATAAGTTTCTATTGTTTTCCTCTAGCTTCTCTTCCAAATCACCTGCCTTGTCACTGTCAACGTATATCGTCGGGCTGTTTGTGATTGTGATATTGTTCCCGCCGCCCGCTCCTGCGCCGCTCACTACTTCTGGCGGCTTTACTTCCGGCGCATTGTTCGTGGTATTATAGAATACCTGTGAAGCCGTCTGCCCGGCTCCTGCTGCCTGCGCCACCTGTGCGGCTGCGTTCTGTGCGCTGAATATATCTTTCGTCTGCTGCGCTGTATATACTGTTCTTCCCGGCGCATTTGTTATTAGCTCTGGTCCCGCTTCTCCTGCTATGAATGTATCAGGCGTACTTTTTGAACCCTTTGCAAGCTGCGGTATTTCGGGAATGTTTATTCCCTTCCCGCCTATGCCCGGAACCCAGTCTGGTACTTTTAGGCTGTTCAGCCCTCGGATAACTACATTCACCGCCCCTGTAATGCCGTTTATCACGCCTTTGCAGATAGATAAAATGCCGTCCCATACGCCGCTGAAAATAGATTTTATCCCTTCCCATGCCTGCGACCAGTTCCCGGAAAAAACGCCCGTTATAAACTGAATTATCCCGGACAATACCTGCTGTACTGCGCTTATAATGCCGCCTATCGTGTTGAACACATTTTGAAAAATTGACAGCACCGCAGGCAGCACGGCTTGAACCGTCGTTAGAACCTGCTGCAAAATCGGCTGTATGATATTCCAAATTGTTGTGAAAACAGTCTGAACTACGGGCAAAACGGCTTGTAGAACCGTTGTAATGATTGACCCAAGCTGCTGTATGCCCTGCACAATGAACGGTAAAACCTGCTGCACAATGAAGTTGAAAACTTCGCCCACAATCGGCAAAACATACGTTTGAATAAATGTTATAACTTCGCTGATTACAGGCATAATGCCTGCAATAAAATCTCCGATAATCGGGATAATGCCGCCTATGAAGTCCGCTATTGCCTGAAATACCTCCATGACAACCGGGGCTGCCGCCTGTACTCCGCTGATAATTCCCGGAATAACCGTTGTTATCAGTACATTCAATACCTGTTCAACAACCGGGACTATATGTGTGGTCACGAACCCCACAAACTGCCCTGCTGCCGCTACGACTTTTTGAAAAACGCCTGCAAAGGTATCGAATACCGCAACGCCCTTTTCCCCGAAAATCTCTTGTATCTTGTCCCTTGCCGCACCCAGATTTCCGTCAGAAAAAACGCCCTTGATTGTTTCACCCACGCTTGTCACTACTGCAACAATCTTGTCGAATATTTCAAGCCCTTTTTCTCCAAAAATCTTCCCTACGGCTTCCCGGACTTTATCAAAGTGTTTCCGCAATAGCTGTACTGCTGTAATTACCGCAGTTATCACACCTACTACGGGCAAAAATTTTCCTGCAATCCCCCCTAACGGACCCAGAAGCGTTGAACCGATTTTTCCCAATGGTCCTAACGCCTTTTTTATAATGTTTCCTACCGGGGCAATGAATGACCCGATTTTTCCAAAACTGGAAGCAACCACCCTTCCGATTGACCCAAGCGGGGAACGTGCGACAATGCCGCCTATTCCTGACAGTGCCTTTCCAAGTATGCCGCCGATACCGCTAAAAGGTTTTGTGATGAAGCCGACAACCTTTGAACCTATGCCGGAAAGTCCGATTGCCTTTATTTTGAAAAGCTCCAGAATCTTCTGTGCGTCCTTTATCCCGCTTGATATATGCAGGAACCCTAATTTTGCAGTCAGCCCGGCAACCTTCATTCCCGCAAGTGCCGCCGCTACTTTCAGGGCTGTTTGCACCAGCTTTGGGTTCGCCTGTGCAAATTCTGAAACTTTCACAACAACCGCAGCCACCTTGTCTGCAAGGTTCCCGACAATCGGCAGAAGATTTTGACCCAGAACAATACCTAAATTTGCAATACTGTTCTTTGCTTTCTGCATTTTTGCTTCCGTTGTCTGGTCCATTTTCGCAAAGGCTTCTTCCGTCGCCCCTACGCTGTCCACCATTCCTGCCACCTGTTCGTTGAACCCTTCAACGCCCCCGGACAGAAGCGACACGGCGGCTTTCCCGGCTTCCGCAGAACCGAACATATCATTCAGACTTTTTCCGCTTTTCTCTGCTTCCTGCTGCAAAATCTGTATGACTTCGCCCAGACTCTTGCCCTCGGTCATCAGCTCTTTAAAGCTCTTCCCCGTCGTCGCCCGCAGCGTTTTTTCCGCTGTCGTGCCGGACTTTGAAAGCTCATTCAACATACTGTTCATGTATGTTGTCGTTTCCGCTGCGGCAATACCTTTGCTTGTCATGATTGCATATCCGGCGCACAACTGTTCAAGTGCCACGTTGTTTGCGTTCGCTGTCGGTATGATTTTACCCATAACGCTTGACAGCTCGCCCACGCTCACTTTACCTTTGTTCTGCGTCTGCACAAGCATATCTGAAACTTTTGATACTTCCTCCGCTTCCATGCCGTAAGCGTTTAATATCGTTGTCAGAACGTCCAGCGTCTGTGCGCTTTCTGCAAAACCCGCTTTAGCCAGCTTTGTTGAATACGAAACAAAGTTTACTGCGTCCCCGGTCTGCTGCCCGGCAGAAATGGCGTTGTACACATCATCTGCAATCTGACTGGCGGCTATGCCCGTTGTATTTGACAGCTTCATTATTTCGCTTGACATTTCTTCAATCGGGACAGCGTTTGCGTCTGCAATCGTTGAAACTTTCGCTATTGCCGTTTCGTACTCCTGCGCCGCTTGCACGGGTCCTGCGTATATTGCCGCCGTTACTGCCCCAATCGCTCCTATTGTCCCCAGAAGCTGTGTCTTCGTGGCTGCTATATTCTCTTTTATTTTTGCCTGTTCGGAATTGATACGGTTTAGGTTTTCTTGTGAACCCCGCAGCCGTTCATATGACCGTTGCAATCGGGCGTTTGATTCTTCCAGATTATCTGTGTCAATCCCTGCGTCCCGCAGCTCCTGCGCCATCCGTTCAAGCTGTTCTTCCTGTGAGTGTATGCTGGCAGTGGTCTGTCGTATCTGGTTTTCATTGCTTTTAAGGCGTTCGGTATTCTTTGCGACTTCGTTTTCTTCTCTCACAAGCTGCGCTGTCAGCTCTCCCGTTGCGTCGCCTGTTTCTTCGATTTTCGCCCGCAGCCGTTCAGCGTTCGTCTGGTGCGCCTGTATCTTCTGCGAAACTTTTTCGTGTTCCGCTTGCAGGCGTTCCAGCTTCCCCCTCTGCTGCTCTATTGCGTTTGAAGTCCTTGTGTAGCCGTCAACCTTTGACTGCATGGAATTTACGCTTTTAATACTGTTTTGTAACTGCCGTTGCGTTTCAATCGCACCTTTGAAAGTGCTGTTAAAATTCCCGCCCAGTGACGCTTTCAGCTTAAAAAGAAGCTCAAATTCCTTTTGTGACCCTGCCAATCGCTTCCACCTCCTATCACTTGTTATGTGCTAGGCGTTCCCGCTCCCGTGCGTCTTCTCTTTCTACTTCATTCACGCTTTTTATCCAGCGGAAAAGTGCGGAAAGTGTAAGCTGCATAAAGAACGGTATAGGCGTATTAGAAGCCCTTGCCAGTCTGTAAGCCTGTTTTCTGATAAAATTTCCGGGGCTGCTTACTTTTAATAGCCCGATTCTATTAAAAAACTTCTTGCCTGATTTTTGATTTTCATGTACTCCCCAAGCGGAAGCCGCCTGATTTCATCAGCCCCAACGCCTGCTGCACGGGCGGCAAGCATGGTCTGGAATACAGACGACACTTCCGGGGTCAAAACGTATTTGTTCTGGTCCTGCAATTCCTCTTCAATCGCTTCTACGTCTTCCCCGGTCAGTTTCTCAAAGTAGAAAGTCAACACTTTCTGTTTCTGCCCGTTGATTTCAACCGGGGCTTTGAAAGTGTGTGTGTAATTCAGACTGGTTTTTTTCTCCTTCTTCTTGTCTTCCATGCTGACAATCCCGTTTTTCTGCGCTTCCTGCATTTCCTCTGCAAAGTCTTCCTGCTGCCCCTGTACGATTTTGTTATCTTCCATCTTTTTACCTCCTAAAAATAGGCAGATAAAAACCAGCGGACCCTTCCGCTGGCTCTCTGCCTTTCCCTGTTTTTATTTTCCCAGTGCCTTTCTTACGTCTGCAAGATAATCTGTCCCGTTGATATAATAAATAAAGTTCAACGGGTCAATTTCAACTACCTTCTTCCCGTCCAGATACAGTGCATAGTATGAAACGGCATATTCTCCGCTTGCGTCCGCTGCGGAAGCTGCTGCAAGTTTTCCGGGCGCAAACTTTTTCGGTACAACCTTCATAATGTGTTTTGCTGCAACCGTTTCAATTTTTCCCGTCTGTGTGTTCCTTACCTGCTGCGCCGCCCGCAGGTCAATATTATGTATTCTCGGTTCTGCCAGCCGGATTGCCGCTTTCGTAACCGTTCGGAAGTTCAGCGTCAGTGTCATTGCTTCGATATGTCCCAATACTACCGCTTCAACATTCCCGGCAATCCCCGCCCCTGTAATCTCTTCCGCAAGGTTCGACACTTCCGGCAGCGTCGCTTCTGACATTCCCAGATACTCGTTTGCGTCTTCATATACTCTAAAATTTATAACAAGTTCATCAATCTTCGGCATTTTTTAGCCCTCCTTCCTTACGCTGCCAGCAGGCTTGACAGATAGGAAATATCATATTCAAGCACATATTCCATAAGCCGCAACGGTGAAGGCGGCGTAATGTAGATATGGAATTTTGCCTTGCCTGACATTAACGCTGTCAGGCTGTTTTCCTCTTCTCGCAGCTCTACACGCCCGCCCACAATCTTTTCATCTGCTGTCAGTGCCGCCAGCCAGTCGTTGATACCCTGCAAAATTGCGTCTATAAGCCGACGTGTCAATTTACGGTCAACGTGTGACCAGTAAGAAAGCGTCACCGTCTTTGCAACCCATTTGAACATACGGGAAATACAATAGAAATAGTCAACCGGGTCTGTGTTCGCCGGGAAACACGCTGTATAATCTCCCCAACTCACAAAACCGTTAATAAAGTTCAGCCCCGTAATAATGCCGTTGTCATTCAGATAATTTGCTTTCTGCACATCAAGCACAACTTCTTCACCGTTTGCCAGTACCATGCTGTCAGCCTGCAAGCTCTTGTTTGAAGCACTTTCGCAGGGGGTCCCGTCGCCCAGTGAACCGTCGTTGTCCGTCCGTGCCATCAACCCTGCCTGCTGCGTCGAAAAATTGAAAACCCTGTCACCCAGTTTCAACTTCGGGAAGCATACTAATTCATTCGGCTTCATGAAGTTTTTTGACTGTTTCCATGCCGGAACCTCCGTGTAATACGTCGCCCCGCCCTCTGCCCTTGTGTCTACGTCCAGAAGTGCGTCCGCTTCAAAAAGCCCGTTGATATTTTCGCCTTTTGCTGACATCACCGCTGCCACCTCCGGGTCATGTGACCAATTCGGACACAAAATCAGGTCAGGAACAATCCTGTATTTCGGGAAGCAATCGTCAATCAGTTCAAGCCCTGTCGTCTTATGTGTCGCTATGCTGTAACCGCCGATAATATCAGCTTTTGTCACCTTCGACGGGTCAACCTCCGTACATGATACCGTCATTTCTCCTGTCGTGTCCTCCACAAACTCAACAATGCAGGCTGTATCATTGTAGAACACTTCAAAGTCTGTGCCTTTTTCCTTCCCTTCAATCTCTACGCTTTCCGCAATCGTTTCAAGCGGAAGCGCAATCTGGTTTTCCGCAACTTCGTATTTCTTCCCACTTACTTCCTTTTTGTGCTTTGAAGGGTCCAGAATGTTCACGAAAAACGCCGGGGACTGCTGATATAAAACAAACTGCGTATAGACTGCTTCTGAAAGCCCGTACCCCTCCCAGTTGTCGGAATATCCCAACGCTTTCACGGCTTCTTCATAGTCATTCGCCATGATAACATCATTCACCTTCCCGCCTACCATGTGCGCCGGGGCAGCTCCTACCACAAACGGAATCCCCGTTGCTACGACTGTGGGGCTTGCAACGCTTGTTTGCTGCTTTTTCGTGTCAATCCCATGTGTAATATCAGCCATCTTTTACTCCTCCTTCCTCTCGTTTGCTGCAATAGCAGAAACAATGTCCGTGTAATATTTGTTCAGAATGTTTCCTGCCGTTGCCGCCTTTCCTTTTTTCTCTGCCAGCTTTTCAACCGGGACAAGCATTTTTCCCACAAGCGGGTACTTCTCCAGAACTGCCGCAAGCTCTTTGTCAATTTCCTCCCTTGTCCCTATCAGGATTTTATTTGTTTTCAGAAGTCCGGCAGGCAGCGACGGTCCTATATATGCAAGCGTCACCGTTTCCCCCTCCTTCTTTTCCCCCTCTGTGGCTTCGTTATTTGCCCCAGAATCGGCTTTTCCGTCCTTCGTGGTATTATTTACCGTCTTTTCCTTTTCTGCCGCTTCTGCGGCTTCTGTGGCGTTCTTCTTTACTGCCATATGTCCGTTACCTCCCTTTCTATTGTCGGTATTGACCAGTTAGTTATCATTTCACCCAAATAATAGGGCTGTGTGCTGTCCGGGTACACAATGTATTCAAGCGGATATTGCAGCACGAACCGTTCACCAATAACCCCGGCTTTTTCCAGTTCGCTCCTGATACGCAAAAGCACGTTCAGCACATCAAAAGAACCTTCGCCGCCGTCCTCTGAATACGTCGCAACCACTATCCGTATTTTGCAGTCGCTTTCCTGCGGCTCCCCGTTCTCCTTGTCGTCCTTCCCTGTCAGGAATTGAAGAAGAATATACGGGACTTTCTCTGTCTGGTCTTCTTTTTTTGGAAGACGCATTTTGTAAACGTCTGCCGCCCGTTCCTTCATTTCCTGCGGGTTTAGGTTCCTTACCTTCACTTGCAATTTAATGTCTGCGGTTTTCTCTTTCACAAACTCTTCCAGACACTCTAACAAATTTATAGCGGTCATTCCTTTAACCTCCGTAACCGTTCAAAATGCGTTCAATCTCATGTTCCAGCCGCTCGTTTATGACTTCCTGCGCTTCTTCCTGTAGTTCCTGAACAATCCTTTCATTTCCTACCATCTGCGCCGCTGAAAGCCCCATCAGTTCATCTACTGGGAACCTCTGCGACGTTTCGCGCTCAAAAACTCCCGTTCCGTGCCTCATGTTTGCAATGAACGCTTCTTCAAACTGTGTGCCGCCGCCTTTCATGACTGCTGCCTTTACCCGTCTTCCTACTCCGGGGGCTTTTGGTGTTACCTGAAATTTATATAGCGGTATCTTGCAGCCTGCAAAAGTCACAACGCCAGCTAAATTGCTTGTGCTTGCTTTGCTTACCTGCGTATTTGCTGCCGCTGTAAATGCGCTGCTTTGTACGGTATACACTTCTTTCACCCGTTTTGTTGCCCCGGTCTTCACCCGTGACAGTCCCCGGTTTATTGCGTTTGACAGCGCACGTTCCGCACCTTTTGGAACGCCTGCCAGAATACGCTCCACCCGTTCTATCGCTTCCGCTGATATTTCAATCATTCTGTATACGCCCCCAGTTCAAGCACAATTTCCCCGGCTTCATAGTCGCTTTTCTCAATCGTATAAAGACTTACCGCCCCGGCTTCCTCTATCTCGATTTCATGCCCTTTTTTCGGCACAATGCCCATATCTGCATGGGATATATAAAGCATTGCTTCTGCTCTATATATCCCCTCTGCATTATCGCCGCCCGGCTTCTGCCTGTCTGTCCCCGTCAGGTGGTCAAGCACGGCGGGGACTTCGTACTGCTGCCCGTCGTACCATATGCGCATTATTTCCGCAAACTCTCCGGGGTTATGGAATGTTTTCAGGTCTTCTATTATCTGCGCTTTAAAATCCATTACAGTACCTTTGCCACAAACCAACTGTCTACGTCATGCGGCACGGACAGTGGGGCAGAAGATAATTGCAGGAACCTTCTGGCGGGTTTTCTTTTTACCCATGTATCAGGCACATATTTTCCTTCTACCGTGCGGAACTCTTTTGTATTTTCATCAATCAAAGTTATTGCGCCGTAATACATGGAATAGTTTGCATTGCTGCTGATAAGTACAAGCTCACCTTCCGGGACAAGCGGCTTTTCCGTCGCTTTCTTCGGGTCCGGGTCTGTCCAGTCGTCAAGATACCATTCGTTGTATGTGTAAATGTCAAGCCCTAATTCGTGAATGGTTCCGATATAGGTTACACCGTTCGGAAGCTGCCGGGGCTGAATGACGGCAAGATGGTAGTTTTTCACGTCCAGCAGGTCTTTCACCTTTTCATGCTTTATAAATGCCGCTGCAACATCATCTGACATAATACACATATCGCAGTTTGTGAACCCTGTCTGCTGTACTTTCTTGTGCCACCTCTTTAAATCTGCTATCGGGTCCGACGCTGCATTTGTCCACTTCTTTGTTGCTGTCGTGATTTCTTCCCGGTTCGTAAACTTGAAGTCAATTACTTCGTTCAGCCCTTCCCCAATAATCGGGATTTTCCCCATAAAGATAGACTGTACGCACATCAGCTCTTCCCGGCGTGTAATCATTTCCCGCAGCTCCACAAAATCACTTGACATTTTCAGAACTGCACGTTCCGCAGGGGTCCTTCCTGAAACAATGCTTTCCCCCGGCTGCCGCTTTAGCAGATTGTCAACCGTTGTAATTTTATCAGGCGCAACTAAAGGCGGTTTATAGCTCTTTGTTTCGTACCCGGTGTTTGCCACGGTCTTCCCGCCGATAAGTCTGTGTACATACGGCGCAACCTTACGGGAACCCTTTACAAAGTCCACGTCAACCTCTTCTGTTACAAAAGTTTCTTCATGTTTGAAGAAAGTGCTTCTGAAAAACGTATGCACGGGGGGCATTTTGGAAACTACACGCCCCATTGTCCGTGGTTCATAAATGCTTACTGTTTCATTTGCCATCTTTTTATCCTCCCTTTTAACCTAACTTCCGCAGGAAAATTGACATTTTCCGCAGTGGTCCTTTTATGTCTTCTACTGTTACGCCGTCCGGCAGGTTCAATGCTTCCTGAAAAAATTCCCCCGTCATGTAATATACAACGGGTTCATCTGCTGCCGCTGCTGCTGCTGTAATTCCCACAACATTCGCTGCCGTTTCTGCTGTCACCGCAACAATCTTTCCTTCTGCGTCTTCCGCTACGGGCATATGTTCTGCAAGCTCACCACCTGCCGTCCCGCTTTCTGTCAGCGTCTGGAAGTCGCCAGCAAAAAAGTTTTTTGCTTCACACGTCCTTGTTTCAATCTCGTACATTCCCATTGTCGTCCCTCCCTTTATTTCACGTCGGGAAACAAGCGGTCAATCGCTTCATTAAAGGGGTCCTTCCCTTCGCTTCCCTTCTCGCTTGCGCCTGCGCCTACATCAGAAACGTGGCTGTTTGTTACGTCTTCTTCCCTGTTTTGCAGGTATGCGCCGCCCTGTTTCTTTTGTTCCATTACAATCTGCAACGCCATTTCCCCGGCAGAAATAGGATTTACAAACTTTGCTTCATGCACAATGTTTTCAAACCCTCCCACCGCTGCGTCTTCCAGTGCCTTGATACGGTTTCTTTCCTCTTTCCGGGCGTTGTCTTCTATAGCTGCCGTCAAGTCGGGGTATGCCGCTTTCAATGCTTCAATCGTTGTGATTGTGTCTTTCGGTTCCATCTTTTTTTCCTCCTTTTTGGGTTTATTTTCCGGCTGTCTGCCGTTTTGTAAACCTCCCGGCGTTGCTGCCGGGCTGTTTAGCAACATTTTAGGAACGGTCTTGAAATTCCCCATGTCAATCGGTACAGAATTGACAATGATTCTTCCTGCGTTTTCAATGACCGTCTGGGCTTCCTCAAACATCAATTCATCACAAAAGCCGTTTTCCACCGCTTCGTCACCCGTCCACCATGTTTCATCTGACATAAAGCCGGATATTTCATCAACCGTCTTTCCCGTTTTTACAGAATAGGCGTTTATAATTGACTGTTTTATTACTTTCAATTCCTGCGCCATCTTTTCAAAATCTTCTGCCCTGAACGTGTCCCAGACGGTCATTGCCGGGTCATGTATCATGAAAACGCCGTTTCTCGGTATCTTGATTGTATCGCCCGCCATTGCGATAATCG